CTTCCCTGGTGGTGACGGTGTTGCTCTTCTTTCTGACGCACACCCGCTAGTAGCAGGTACATTAAGAAATGAACTTGCTGTGGCTGCTGACCTTAATGAAGCATCATTAGAGCAATCTCTAATTGACATTGCTGCATTTGTAGATGAGAGAGGTTTATTAATCTCTACTCAAGGAAGAAAACTTATTGTTCCTTCTGAGTTACAATTCGTTGCTGACAGATTAACTGAGTCTGCATTCAGACCAGGAACTGCTGACAATGATGTAAACGCATCAAGAAACATGGGTATGATTCCTGAGGGATATACAGTAAACAACTACTTAACTGATCCAGATGCATTCTTCATTAAAACCGACATTCCTAACGGATTCAAATTATTCCAAAGAAGTCCAATTAGAACTTCAATGGAAGGTGATTTCGACACAGGAAATGTAAGATACAAAGCTAGAGAGAGATACTCATTTGGTTTCTCTGATCCTAGATGTGTATTCGGTTCACCAGGTGCTGCATAAGCATAACCAAAATCAAATCTTTGAAAGGGCGTATGTCTTTGACTGCGCCCTTTTTTTATGCCATATTGATGGTCTAGCATGACAAATTACACAAACTGGGCTAGCAGACGATATAGAGATTGTGTGATTAAGGTCTATATAACCAAGGAGGTTTATTATGGCAACAACAACATTCGCAGGTGTCGTTAGATCTAACGGCGGCGACGATAAAAGAGGTACCTATGCTGGTTCTATGTTGATGTCGGCTCAATTTTATTTTGATCCATCAGCAGCACAAGGAACTGACGTTCAGGTATCAGCAACAGACACAAGAAAAGTAGTTTTACCAAAAAACTGTGTTATTACAGGTGTAGCATTTAATCCAGACGCAACAGGTGGAACAAATCCTACTATTGATATTGGATTTACCGATTTTGATGGTGGCACTAATTTTGTAGACGTTGACGGATTAATTAACGAAGGTGATGCAGATGCAGGAGGCGTTACAACTATTTGGGGTGGTGACTCAGGCTCTGGTGCTGTTCTCGGTGATTTAGATACACCATCAACTGAAAGAATTAAAATTGTCGGTGGTCAAGGTTCATCTGCTGCAACAGGTGGTACAATCACAGGTATACTTTACTATTTCGTGGTAGACGACGGTAAAGCAAGCGAAGGCAGATAGGAGTAAATTATGATAGGTACAAGTTCGGCAAAAGTTACTGCAACGGGTAATGTAACTACACGACCAGCAAGACTTATTGCTATTCATGCTGTTTGCGCAGGATCTGCAGGAAGCATAGTGCTTAAAGACTCTAGCACTGGAAGTACCTTATTCGATATTGATACTCCAGGTAGTGCTACCGCAGTTATAGAAACTTACATTGGTGATGAAGGTATGAGATTTCCAACAAATATTCATGCTACACTCACTAATGTAACATCATTAACCTGCTTCTTTGCATAATGAGAAAACGGGACAAACAACCCCCTAAAACTAAAAAGTATTTCCGCTCCACTAAATCTGGAGCGGGAATGACCAAGGCTGGTGTTGCCAAGTATAGACGTGATAACCCTGGTTCTAAATTAAAAACTGCAGTAACAGGAAAAGTAAAACCTGGTAGTAAAGCAGCGAAAAGAAGAAAATCATTCTGCGCTAGAAGTGCAGGACAAATGAAAAAGTTTCCTAAAGCAGCAAAAGATCCAAACTCAAGACTAAGACAAGCACGTAAACGTTGGAGATGTTAGAATGTTAAAAGGGTATTTTTATCTTTTTTGTGCATTCTTATCTTTAATATTTATGTACTTGTCTATTTCAAACTCTTTTGCTGAGACCAATACCGTGTCGAGCACGGTAGTAAACAATACACCCCCAACAGCAAACGCACCCGTTCTGCCTAATTCCAATAGTGATATTTGTAAAGTTGGTGTGGGAGGAGCAGTTCAAAATAATGTGTTAGGTATCGCTACAGGCGTTCTCATAGACGACGAGCTGTGTCAGCTTCTTAAGCTATCTCGCTCTCAGTACGCTTTTGGCATGAAAGTGTCGGCTGTTGCTTTACTTTGTCAAGATCATCGTGTCTGGACGAGCATGATGGATGCTGGAACTCCGTGCCCTGTATCAGGTTTGATCGGAGCTGAAGCTGCTGCATATTGGAAAGCAAATCCAGATAAGATTCCAGACGGTAGTAGATACAAAGCAGAATATATTGTAGCAAATAAACCAGAACCAAAGGAGTTTAGTGATGCACAAAGTGCTGTTTTATTTAAAACTTTGTTTATTCTTACTACTGGCCTCCTCTTATTCTAAAGCAGATTGCTTACCTGATGTGCTAGGACTTTGCACACCAGGCGTGACTATCACAGAGGAAACAGAAATAGATGTTACTGAAGAAGATTTAGGAACAGAGATTGTTACGACAACGATAACCACCGTAACCACTACTACAACCACAGTCACAAACGAAGACTCTGGAGACATTCTTGATGGTGATAATGATTATGTAACCTCAAAGTATGAAGGAGATATGGATCAAGATTGGGGCGGTCAAGGTCCTGCAAGTTTGCCTAGTGGTAATAGCTGTGGTCAGTTGGGCACAGATAAATGTGCCATGATTACAGGAAGCGGTAATAACACTTCGACTATGGGTGTATCAGGCATGGGTACAACGTTTATCAACACTATTGACATATCAGATCTACAAATAGATAACGGTGGAGAAGTTAGATACTCAATAAAAGTAGATAAACAAGATGCTCAAGATAGAATATACATGCACGTTTCAGGATATAACGGAACTACTTCAGTCTTTTCAGGCACTGACGTATTGTCTGAGTCTGGAGTGGCATCAAGCTATCAATCATACACTGGGTCTTTCGATTTCAGTGGTGTATTAAATAAAATTATTGTTGAGGTTGGTGGTAGAGATATAAACATGGCCGTTGGTCCGATGTTTGATGATGTTACTGTTAATGTTTTCTATAATGTAATTAATACTATCGTTACTCAACACATTACCACTATGGAAGAGATTTATTATCTAAACATTTTTGATCCTGTTGAATTAGATTTTGTTGAAGAAGTTTTTGAATACAACGATGTTAGTATGGAAGATGGAGAAATATCTTTTACTCCGATTGAACCTGAGATTGAAGACGTAACTCTTGCAAGTGTAGAATTAGAAATAGCTGAGATTGAAATTAATTTACCTGATCCCGAACCTGAAATTGTCGAGGTTGAAACAGAGGTTGAGATGGAAATCGAAATGGAGATGGATGAACCTATCGAAGAATCTCAAGAAGAATCACAGGAATCAGAACAAAAACAACCGCAAACACCACAAAAAGAAGAAGATCTAGAAGAAACGGTAGAAGAAGAGAAATCATCTGAACCTAAAATATCAAAGAAAGAAAAGGCCGCTACTAAAATTGTAAAAAAGATTGATGATAAATCGAGATATGATGACGCTGCTCAAACTAAGACTCTAATTGTTATGCAAATATTAGGTAATACAAAAACTTTTTTTGATGCACAGTCCACAATAGTTGATACGAATGTTACAGAGTATTTAAACAAGACAATAGATGATCAGTATGGTATGTTATTTAACATGGCTCAAGACAACACAATTCAGGAGATGATAAATGCCCAGTATTGAGTACGCTGGGATGAAGGTATCTGGAGGTAAGGTATTTGCTATACTTACACTTCTAGGTGCACTTGGATCGGGAGCTTGGGCCGTATTTAATTTTTACTCCGATTATCTTTCAATGAAGGAGAGGATTTTGCTTTATACCGAGCCAGACCTATCTCAATATGATGAAGGCATGGCTGTATTGAAGTCTGAGATAGACATGATATTGCAGGAAATAACTATAATATCTGATGTGGCACGTGATATGCGTTCAGATATGAAGGCGGATTTACGACAACAAAGTTCAGATATTCGTCATATAACTGAGGTCGTAAATGACGTGGAAGACAGACAAAAAGAAGATAACAGGGAACTTATTAACGAGATGAAATTACTAGAAGAAAGTCTTGACTTAAAGATAGATAAGGCTTTAAATAATCCATTAAGCGGCATGTCCGCTAAATCAAAATGAGGAGATAACCATGTGTAATTGTAAAACAGATGCGGATTGTATATGTCGTTTAAGATAGAAATTAAAACAGTTTTACCATATTTGGTCTTATTTGGTACATTAGCCATGACATGGGGTATGTGGTCAGAAAGACTTAATGCAGTCGAAAAAAAAGCTGATAGTGTTGCAAAAATGCAACAAGATATTGCTGTCATTAAAGAAAAAATTATGCAAATGGATGATAGAATCATGTGGATAGAAGAGTTTTTAATTAAAACTATTGAGTAGTAATGGCTATATCCAGATCACAAATGAAACAACAGGTATCTAAACCTGGTATGAAAAAAATAAAAAAAGTAGCAAGTGCCTTACGTAAAGCCTCAAAAAAACACGCAGCTCAAGCTAAAAAATTACAAGGAGTATTAAATGGCAGACCCAAAAAAAGGAACAGGAAAAAAACCTAAAGGTTCTGGAAGAAGGTTATACACAGATGAAAACCCAAAAGACACTGTCAGCATTAAATTCGCTACTCCGACTGACGCACGAAGCACAGTTGCAAAAGTGCGTAAAATTAAAAAACCATATGCAAGAAAAATTCAAATACTTACTGTTGGTGAACAACGTGCTAAAGTTATGGGTAAAACACAAGTTGCTAATATATTCAAAAAAGGTAAAATAAGTTTAAGGAGAAGTAGAAATGGGAAAACTATGTCCAAGAGGTAAAGCAGCAGCAAAAGCTAGATTTAAAGTATACCCTAGCGCATATGCAAATATGTATGCTAGTGCTGTATGTAGTGGAAAAATAACACCAGGTGGTAAAAAAAATAAAGGCAAGAAAAAAGCCATGGGTGGTTCTATTTCTCAAGATAGAAAAGCCGTATCTTTCAAAAGAATGGCTAAAGGTGGATCAATTGTTGCAGCAGGTTGTGGCATGGTTGATTCAAGTAGACGCAAAAAAACCAAACTCTACGTCTAAGGAGGTAAATCATGAATAAGTTATGGAGCAAGTGGAATAA